GCTTCGACAGGATGGGCGACATCTCAACCATCTTGCGGGCCAGCTCGAACACGACAGCTGCCTGTTCTTTCGACTGGGCGCCGCTGACGATCTGTGAGTTCTGGACCGCTTCCGGCCCGACCAGGTGAGCCAGCAGGATCGAGCCGATCAGCGCGGTCTTACCGTTCTTGCGCGCGATCGACAGGTAGGCGCTGTGCGTGCCCGCCGGGTTGTCGTAGATCTCCAGGATGAACCGACGCTGGAACTCCTCCAGCTTGATCGGCTGCCCGATGTGATCGCCTTCCGGAGCGACGCAGTATTTCTCGATGAAGGCGATTACCTTCTCGCCTCGCGTCAGCGGCTTCTTGACGCAGTACAGGTCTTGCTTGCCTACCGGATCCAGCGCGGGCGCGGGCTTCTTCTTACGTGGCGAGGAGGCCGTCATCTTCCTCCTCCAGTTCGCCGCGTAGTGCTCGTGATTGACGTTCTATCTTGCGCTTGCCGAGTTGGTCGCGAGTGTCGCCGGCGATGCGGCCGCCCATGCGCAGCGTCCGCATCAGCGCCATCTCGCGGCGTGCGAGTTGTTCCATCACGGTGGTGCGCGGGTTCATAACCGGCGTCCCTCGGTCGTTCGTGATGACCTTGCCTTCGAGACGAAGAGCGGCGTCTTCTTCAGCGATGTCTGCTTGGCACTGTGCGAGCTGCGCGGCTACGACCAGGTCAACTTCGGTCCACTCGTCTCGCGTACGCGCGCGCACAACGCCCGCCCAGAACGGCAGGGCGGACTCGGTCAGCGTCACGTAATCGGGGACTGCGATGTCAGGTCGGGACGCTGCCACCATGGCCTGAACGGCGCTCGCGGCAGAATCGGCCCGTGTGCGGCGCGGTTTTGTGGTCATGGCGTTTTGTGGGTTAGCGATAAATGAAGTGAACTCGGACGGTTTCCAATAATGTTTCCCCTTGGACTTTTTTACCGCCCCTCCCTCGTTCGTTACTTGGAAGAAATATTCTTACTTGCGGTTAACCTTTTGCGGCGCGCTTCCACCTTGCGGTGCGGTTCTGTGCCTCAGTGCCCTCGACAGGCCAGCCATCTGCGCCCGTCTCTACCTTGGGCTGATAGCCAAGGTCTGCGTTGGTCTTGATCTCGTGGCATGGGTGACACAGCACTTGGAGGTTGTCGTCCTCGTTGGTGCCGTCGTGTGTCACTGCGATGATGTGGTCGAGCTCGAAGCCAGTAGGGCCGGCGTCGGGCGTGGTGAGGCGCTTGCACATCGCGCACTTCCCCAATGCTGCGACCCACATGCGCTGGCGTGTTCCCTGCAGCTTGCGGCCGATTAGGCGCTTGACGGTCATGCCTTGCGTTTGCGCTTCGGCTTGCTCACCTTGGCGGGCACCAGTGCGACCAGCTCGGCCAGGGTGTTGAACGGTACGCCGTATCCCTTGGCACGAAGGAGGCGCCTGGCCTCGGCACCGTCAGCGAGGAGTTCGCAGTAGTCCTGCAGCACTTCGGGCTGGTGCACTGGGTAGGTCATCGCCGGGCGCGCAGGGACAATGGCGCGGATCAGATCGAAGCGGTAGACGTCTGCATCTGGGCTCATGCGACACCAATCCCTTCGGATGCAGCCTGCTCTTTGTTGATCTGCACGAGGATGCGCAGCCAGGTGATCTCGTCTTGGACGCTCATTTGGCTGCCTTCGCGTACACACCAAAGCGGACTACACGTTCGACAGTGCGCTCGCTCGGACGCCAGCCGGTCAGGAAGTTGATGATGAGGACTGCCCGCATCCACTGTCTCAGCCACCAGCGAGTGCCGATGTTGACTGTCATCTGTGCCATGGCGTACCTCAGAATAAAAAAGCCGCCAGTAGCAGGGCGCTATGGCGGCGAAGTCCAGGGGGAGACTGGAGGAGACAAGTTGTGGCGGCCGGGCTATCCCAAACCTACGCAGTGCGCTTGACCACATGACTCCACGCTGAACGGCAGCGCGGGCGCAATACCCGGGCAATCCGTCGCTCTGCACAGCCCGGCGATGCAGCGCCGGTAACGTGGAGTCATGTGGTCTCTCGTATCGTGAGAGTGACGACGAACTCCAGAGCTATCTGCTAAGTGAGGCGTAAACGCAAAAGCCCGAACGCTTGGCTCGGGCTAATCATCTTGGCGCTTTAAAATGCAAGCGTATCACAAAATAGCATGAAGTCTAAAGGAGGTCAACAGTTATGCGAGGGCGAGCGCCGGGGTTTCCTGCCTTACCACAACCACCGCTTTCGCCGATATTGCAATCGCTTCCACCTGGCGCAGCGCGTATGCCCTGTCCTCTGCCTCGATCTCGATGTCGTTGAGTGCTTCCATAACTGCGATGTGCAGCGCATGCAGGCGGTTGTACACGGTGACCTCGCTGCACTTTAACTCCTCAGCAATGCGCTTTTTCGTCAGCGACCCTTTCAGGTAGAACCAGTTCGCGACGTCCCACTGCGCGGGCGCCTCCCTGCGGATGCGCACGATGATGGACTCGATCTCTTCCTCGGCAGCGAAGCGGGTCACGGCGCCGGCGGAAGCGGTGCCGCGCACCTGGGTCATCGAGCAGTAGTTCGACTGCGACGGGAAACCGAGACCACCATCTTCCTTGCGCTTGCACCACGCAGCCCACGCGAGCAGCCGTTTATTGATGTATTCGATCATGTTTGCCCCCGTGGAATGTTGTAGGCGTTATCCTACCACTCCCCACCAAATTTTTGCCTCCTGTAAATTTAAATCGGTAAATATCATTGAGGTCAGCAACACGATAGGCCGAGTTAACTGAAAAATTCGTCGGGCGGCGACGGCGCTAATTTGGTTAGAACAACACGCACCCGCCTTGGTCGACGTCCTTCGCCATTTCGGCCCGCACGTTGGTCGTGTTCAGCCCGTGGCGGATGCGGCGCAGCACCTCGTTTGATGCCCGATCGATGTCGACGGCCCTGATGTTCTCCAGCTGCGCGTCGTGGCAGTCCATCGCCTCGTTCATCGTGCGCAGCTCGTCACCGGTGAAGACGAACTTGCCGGTCCGGATCGCGCGCTTGCCTACCTCGCACAGGGCATCGCGGCCGGCGATCATCGACGCGCGGAACTCGTCGCCGATACCTTGCTCGCACATTACATTGCCCATGTTGACGGCGCCGACCAGCAAGTCCCAATCGTCGCGCGTGCCGCGGCCCTGGACGATGGCAGCCATGGCGCCGTGGTTGCGAGCGAGCAGGGTCTGCAGGTGGTCGGCGTGGTCACCGCTCATGCCGCCGAAGAACTGCGTCAGCGGGTTGGTGGCGACGAACTTCGGCCGGTACTTCTTCGTGCGCTTCTTCATGCTGCTTCCTTCGATCGATGTACGCACCCGGAGCACTGCGGGTCCGATGCGTGGGTCTGTGTGTACTGGCACGCGGTGGTGCCGAAACTAGCCTTGATGGCGGTGTAGACCGGCACCTTGAACGGTTTGATCAGGCCGACGTGGTAGGTGTCCTTCCAGCCTTCCTGGGCGACGTATGTGGCGTCAGGGGCAGGGCGGGCTTTATTCCAGCATCCGTACTTACTCACGCGGCATCCTTTTTAAGCTGTTTCAGTTTGGCCTGCGGTTTGCTGATGCCGACACCGGTACCGTGGTTTTCGTGGAAGCCCATACGCCGCATGGCGTCAGCGCGGGCTTGGCCGGCCCCCTCCAGGCTTGCGTGGCGGCCCAAGTAGTGCTTTCGCCCACCGGCGTTTATGTAGGCCACATACCGGCCTCGGTCGTAACTCACACCCGCTATGCCAGTCGTGTTGTTTCGCTGCATCGGCCGATTTCGGTGGTTTTCAACGTTGTCCGCAAGCCGTAAGTTTTCGAACCTGTTATCGCGGCGGTCATGGTTGATATGGTCAATTTGCGCAGTCGGCCATTCGCCGGTCACATACGCCCACACCAGCCTGTGCTCTTTGTACAGCGCGCCATCGATCCGGATCTGCCCGTATCCATGTGCATCGAAGCTGCCGGCCTGCTGGCCGATTTGCTTACCTCGGCGCTTCGCCGCCCAGAAGAAGCGACCCAGTACCGGGTCATACCGAAGCACTTGCCGAATCTGTTCTATCGAATGCATTTCTGGATCCTCCTTATTTTTTTCCGGAGAATCGCCGCCAAGCGGTCGAGGTACTCCGGCGTATAGCTCCGGCTTCGCGGATGGTTTTTCAGCCAGTCGACGCGCTCGTCGCCATATTTCTGGCGCAGTCTCGTCTCGTACGGACCGATATTCCCGGCCAGGAAGAAGTTGCACTGATCGCACGCCTTATGGATATTCCAGAGGTTGAACTGCAGGGCCGAATTACTGCCAACACTCTTGAAGTGGGACCCATGCCAAACGCCATGCCAATGCGGTCCTTTGTCGCAGCTAATGCAGCCATACTCGCGGTCACGTAGGACTGCGTAGCGCTGAGCCAACTTGCGAACCGGTTCAGAGAGCTGTGCCGGCGACTTAAGGGCCTTTTTCTTTTGACGGTCTTCTGCGCGCTCCACCTTGGCCTGGGCGGCCTTCTGCTTTGCCAGCTTGCCAAGCGCGATCGCAGCTCCGCACGCTGGCGAACACCACTTTACGAATGAGTGAGGCGGCTGGAAGCGGTTGGCGCAGCCCTTGACGGCGCACTTGCGGGTGCGCGCCGGCTTGAGAGTGCCAGTGCGGGCGATGGGGGAGCGGATCATGCGGCCTCCGGCTCGGTCGGATCTCTGCGGATCTGGAGAGGGGCGCGCATCACTGCGGCCCAGGCCTGACGGACATCTTCCAGGCGAGTAGGCATTGTCGCGTTGTCGGCAATGTATGCTGTCATCGTCCTCAGCATGTGCCGGGCGCCCAAGCATGCTTGACGGCCGAGGAAGGTGTCGTCGACCTGCGGGGAGAGCGGGCGGCGCCCTTTGGTATTGGAGCTCATCCCTAGGGTGCGTTCGCGCTGAAATGTCTCGAGATGCGCTCGGCCAAGTCTGTCAACGCGAGCCAGCAACCAGCGGCCATCGCAACGCGTCAGCTTTATTTGTGCTCGCGGCCGCTCGCCGGTCAGGTCAAGGTCAACGTGATCGATAGACCAGCCGGCGCGGGCCATTGCTCGCTGCAGTGCAACCTGGGCACTTGCTTGGAGGCCGGCGCCTGGCGTAGCAGTCAGTTCTTGAGCGGTGTTCATGCTGTCTCCGTTTCAGTTTTCCGTTGTTTGCCCAGGTGCTGCGCTACGAACCTCTCGCGCTGGCCCCGGTTCTTCGCGCGGATGAACAGCACGCCGATCTGTCCGTTCCAGGGAACGAACTTCTGCCAGGCGTCGCACCAGCCGTTGCCGGCGGCTGCCTGCTCGGGGTGGTCCTTCACGCTGAAGCGGGCGCACATGGCGCAGGGGTCGTAGGCGGTCATTCGGCCCCCATTACGGCTTCGATAAAGACGCGCGCCGCTTCGGCGTTGATCGCGTTGCCATAGGCGCGCAGGCGTCCCACTCGGGCGGGAGCCCCATGAGCCAGCGGGAATGTGCCGGGTTCAACTGGCCGCCACTTTCCATCTGTGCATCCGAGCCAGTCAGCACTACGCCAGAAACCGTTAATCGGGCCGGGCAATCCTCCGCCCAGCTGGCGGTTGTCGGTAAATCCGTGCCGCGTAGCGTGTCCGCGGTCGGGTCCGTTCCCTTGGCTGCATCCGCCGAACGCGGCGTCGGCCAGCCGCAAAGTGCTACCGTCTTGCGGCTGCTGTCGTTGTTCCCCGCCGCGTTGTTGCCGTTCTGCGCCGGCGTCCCGGCCATTGGCGTGGGCCAGCCCGCCAACTGCGCCAAGTCGTTGAGATTCGCCATTCCGTGCCCCTGCGCCTTCTTCGCCGCGATGTACTCGGGCGTGTGCGCCGGGAAGTGATCGCGCGCGCAAGGCGTCGGCCACCCAGTAGAGCCGGTCTCGGATGTGCGGTGCACCGACGCCCGCAGACGGAAACGGGACCGCCCCGAAGGCGTAACCCAGGCTTTCCATGTCAGTGTGTACAAGGTCGATCCAAGGGTCTGCGTCCTTGCTCGCAACTTGCTCTCCAAGGACTGCTGCAGGCTTGCACTCGCGGATGAGGTGGTGAAAGGCTGGCCAGAGGTGCCGCTCGTCAGAAAACCCAGCTCCTTGGCCTGCCGCGCTGAAAGGTTGGCACGGACAGGAACCGGTCCAAACAGGTCGATCGTCGCTCCAACCGGCACGCCGGAGCGCAAGGGACCACACGCCGACGCCGGCAAAAAAGTGGCACTGGGTGAATTCGCGAAGGTCGTCTGGCTGTACATCCTCGATGCTCCTGGTGTCGACCACGCCGTCGGCAATGTGCCCGGCAGCGATCAGGTTGCGCAGCCATTGGGCCGCATATGGGTCGATTTCGTTGTAGTAGGCGGTCATGCTGGTATCGCCTTGATGTCGAGCGCCTCGCGGGCGAACCGTGACTGGATCGGCAGCAGTGCTTCGCCGGCAGCTTCACGCTCGAGCAGCTTGCGCGCCCAGCGCTTCGCGTCCCGGCCGGCGCCGTCATTAACGACCGTTGCCGCACCCAGCTCGCGCAGTCGCTGTGCCGCTTCCTCGCGGCTGGTCTTGGCCTTGCCGGGTGCCGGCAGCGCGACCATCGGCTGCGGGATCTCCGTCCATTCGCCCTGGTCCAGCTGCGCGGTCAATGCCGCCTCCCAGCGCGCCTTGACCTGGCTGTAGGTCGATTCACGCAGTTCGAACGACAGCGGCATGGCAGCCCAGTAGATCGCGGGATGCGACCACTTGCCGTATTCCCCAGTGGCGCGCGCCTGGACGCCGGCAACAGCCTCGTAGTAGGCCTTGACCGAATCGAGCGGTGCGCGGCACAGCTTCTTGAACTCGGGCAGGGTAGGCGGCCAGTCTCGCGACTCCAACGCCTTCAGCCCCCGGGCTATCTCGAGCGGCAGGTAGCCCGCCAACTCCTGTGCCCAGTGCTGCACGAGCTCGTCGGTGCTCGTCGCGCCCCACTGGTCGGTGAACTTCTTGCCGTAGCTCAGCAGCATTTTGTGCAGCAGCTTCTCAACCCAGCTTGCGGGTAGGGGCGTCGTTGAGGTCGATGATGGTGCGGTCGTCAGGTTCATGGTTTCGGTTCTTTCCGGTCAGGCTGTCAGCCCAGGCTTTGGCTTTGTCGTTGGCGGTTTGGTAGCCCGGCGGGCCAGCAGTCTTCGGCACGAACGTCCAGTCCGAATCGAAGTGCCGGTCGGGACCGAAGAACGTGGCGGGCATCTTGATGAAATTCGGCTCGGTGCGGGACTGCCGAACGAAGTTGGCATAGCGCTTCACCCCGGCGATCATGTCGTCAGGGTCAACCCCGCTTGCAATCCTGGCTTGCCATGCTTTCAGGGCCGAAGCCTTGCTCGAGCCTGGTCGACTTGGGTAGAGCGAGTACGCCTCGGCGAACTTCTCGTCCTCTCCCGGCGCGGGCTTCTTCCGCGCTGGCGAGGGTTTTGTCTGGGTATCAGGGATCAGTGGTAGGGAATCAGGAATCGGAGAATCAGCCGGGTTAGTGCTGTTCAAGTCATGTGCCTCTTCATTACTTGCACCGTGCAAGTCGGGTGCAGGTATCCCGCTTTTCCGTTCGTCCTTGTGCGGGTTCTGGTGCTTGTCGAATGCAAGGATCTGGATATAGCGCTCACCGGCTGCCTCATAGCGCAGCAGGAAACCCTTGTCGTGCAACTGCTGGAGCGCGTTATCGACGTCCAGGTCATCAGCTGGAAACAGCTTCATCTTGATGCGCTTCGGCTTATCCTCCATGCGGCCGGCGCGATCTGCTTCGGTCCACAAGCCGATGAACAGCAGGCGGGTCGCGAAAGGCAGTTCGACCAATTCTTCGTTCGTGAAGAAGCCAGGTTTAATATTTCGTGCGCGTGCCATATCAGTGTTTCTCCAGCCATGCGGCGATATCTGCTGCCTCTTGTTCGGCCTCTTCTGCTACCAGCCGATCGAGCGGTGCAAGGAAACTAATGCCCTCGCTGCCAGCGCACCATTGACGCGCTACGTGTTGCAAAATCTCGCCTGAGACTTCAAAAAATTCGCGGGAAGGGTTGACCCGGAATTCTTCGAGTGCGGTATGTATTGCACGCTCGGCTTCGCGTGGGGTAGGGGTGTCGAAGAAGGCCAACATTTCGAAAGGCGTTGGGCATGCCGTTGCTTTTGTCAGCTCGTCCATACGTGCAAGTGGATGCTTGAACGTGAAACCGATCTTCGTCAGGCCGGGCATGCTCGGGTTGGTCAGGTAGTAGACGAATCCGTAGCTCATGCTGCTGTCGCCCCTTGCGCTTGGCTGGCCGCTGGCGCACCGAACAGGAAAAACGTGAAGAACTCGCGGCCTGCGGTGATCGGGTACGGCTCGGCCGGCAGATCGATCGGCAGCTCAGGATCGCGGCCGATGAACCAGATCACAGCCAGGTGGCCGGCGATGGTCGTGCGGCGCGAATACAACTCGTGCTTGGCTTTGAGGCGGCTGAGACGCTGATTGACAGTGGAGTCCTTCGCCTTCAGCTTCTCGCTGATGAACGCGCAGCGGTTGATGCCTGCCTCGATGCAGTCGAAGATGCCTTCGTCGATGAGTGGGCCGGATTTGAGAGTCATTATTCGGCTCCGATCGCACCAGCACGCAGCGCGCGCTCGGCTTCGAACACGGCTTCGCGGATGTCGGCCAGTTCCTTGCACGCGGTCTCGACGACAGCAGCAGAGGCGCCAGGGCCAACGGAGAGGAGGGCGGTCGATGCTTCGGCCGATTCCTTGATGATGCTGCTGGCGTGGGCCAGGCGGTTGAATACCGGCGCCTCGCGCTTCTCCGAGCTGTGCACCTCGAGGCCCAGGGGGCGGAGCAGATCGCCAACGACTTGCATGCGCAGGTCCATCGGCAGCGCCGACAGGATCGACTGCAGGAAGTTCGCCGGCAGCAGGTTCGTGTCCTTGCCTTCGTCGTCCAGCCAGCGGAACACGCGGTCTGCGTTGACCTTCTGGATCTGGAACACGTCACGGGTGTTCGGCTCGAAGCGGATGTCGGTGACAGCTGGCCCATCGATCTGGCCGTGTGCGTCGACGATGACCTGGACAACGGTCTCGCGGCTCCACCCTTCACGCTTGCGCCACTCAGTGACAGCGGTACGGATAGTGCCGATCAGGGTTTTGTGCGATTCGTTGCGCATGCTATTTCTCTCTGCGGATGAGATGATTCGGTTATGGAAACTTCAACTACTCTTTTGCTTCTTCTTGTCGCTGCGGCGACGCTTCGGATGACCTCGGCAGTGCCGGTCATGCAACTCAACGATCGCGGCAAGCGTCGTGCCCAGGCAGTTGGGCTGGCCGTTGAGAATTCGATTGACGGTGGGCTGCGAGGTTTTGAGCTCGATCGCCAAACGCGTCTCGCTCCAACCTGTTGCCTGCTTGGTTTCCCTGAGAAGGGTCGAAGGGTCTTTGTCCATACCCACAGTCTATACGCGAATGGATAGGAGTGCAATACCCAAATGAATAGAGAGTTGCAGTTCCCTTATACGCGCGCGTATAGTCTTCGGATGACCATTTCCAACAGACTTGACGAAGCGATGAAAGCGGCCGGGATACCGTCGCAGAACGCGCTTGCGCGTCTGTCCGAGATCCCGCAGCCAACCATCAACCGCATCCTGAAAGGGGTGGGCAAGAAGGGGCCAGAGGCGCATACCGTCGTGCGCCTGGCTGAAGCATGCAATGTGTCGTTCCAGTGGCTTTACGAAGGCATTGGTCCGATGAAGAGAGAATCACAACAAGAGAGTGACGAGACGGCAGCGGAAACAATCCGTGTCTCAGTCGACGATAAAGACAGTGGGAAGTTTGTAGGGGTGAGGATGCTGACGCGGGTAATCCATGCTGGCGTTGACGGCGCCGACGGAGATTTCGAGTATGACGATGGGGTCGCGCTGAGCCTGCCGCTTGACTGGGTCCACGCCAAGCGCCTGAACCCATCCAAGCTGGTCGCCCTGAGGGTGAAGGGGCAGAGCATGTATCCGACCATGCGTGAAGACGATGTCGTTATCGTCAACATTGGCGATCGCGAGCCGACGGACGGTGACTTGTTCGCGGTGAACCACAATCACAAGACAGTGGTAAAGCGGTTGGAACTTGAAAACGGGATCTGGCACCTCGGATCCGACAACAAGGCACCCGCGTATGGCCGGCGCCGAGTGGAAGAGGATACAGAGATTGTAGGCCGCGTCGTGCGTATGCAGGTGGACTTCATTTGAGGGTGCAGGTAGCGGAGATCGACCCGTATGGGGCGCCTATCCTGGTAGCGATCGTCGAGTCGACGTACACCGTGCCCGCCGCCGGCGACCAGCTGTTGAAGCGACTGCAGCCATACTTCAGGACGCACCCGATCATGTTGGTCTCGGTGCAGCCGAACGGGTACAGAGCCTATGCCCCGTTTGAAACGCATCGTTTGCTTGCGCTCATCCAGCTGGAGCAGCTGACGATGGTAGAGGTGGACCTAAGCACGCCACCAGTTGAAGTAGACGAACCGTTACCGTTTTAGGCGCACCGGCACGCCTTGATGCCTTTAGGAGGATCGATGAAGTACGCACTGATGGTTGTTTGTCTGACTGGACTGGCTGGCTGTGCCTCGATGGTTCCGCCCGACATGACTCCGATCACGACTGAGCAGCGTGAATTCACGTTTGATTTCACCGTGCCTGGCAAGTCTCAAACCGAGCTTTACCGTTCTGCGCGGGACTATTTGGCTACTGCTTATCGCGACAGCCGTGCGGTGACTCGCGTCGATGATGAGTCGCAAGGCACCATCATTGGCAAAGGTGTCGCGCCATGGAGCTTTACGACCAGCTCGACGATGATCCCATCCATGCCCTGCAGCTCCTACTATGACGTCATTTTTATCGCCAAAGAGGGACGAGCGCGCCTGCAGCTAACGCTTAAGGAAGGAATGCCAAACCCCAGCGTATGCGGCTGGTCCCTTCCTCCAAAGCGAGACTACCCTCAAATCGTTGGTCAGTTCCTCACCATGTCCGGCCAGCTCGAGAGCGCGCTTAATGGCCGCGGCGTCGTTGACAAGGTCCGCAACTTCTAAGGCGCAGCGGCACGCCTGGATACCCCAGCCTAGGGGTGTCGCCCCCTACCTCGACACCCCTGCTCGTCCTTTGCAATCAATCGCAAACGGCGCCAGCGACAATCGATGGCACACGCCCCTCTGCGCCTCGTAACCTGCCCATGCGGTAGCGCACGTAAGCCTCCTCTTATCTCTGCAAATACATCAAATTTGATGTAGACTTGCACCGTGTTCCGTAGCTCTCACCCTCCGAGAGGCAGTCCCGGGAACCTGTCAATCTACGAAGTTATCCACAGCGACTATAGGGTCGCTATGTTGCTTCGTGCCTAGTGTCACCGTGTCCCAGCAAAGTAAGAGAGGTAAGTTATGTACAGAATCGGGCTCCCTTTTTGGAAACAAGTAGCAAGACTTGGGGTTCCATTGAAGCTGCGCATTAACGTGATCCACGATACTGAGGCTGATGTTTTCGTGGCCACTAGTGAAGATTTGACGGGCCTGGTGTGTGAAGCTTCGACAATGGACGAGCTTGTCCGTGAAGTGGATTCGACGACTGCCGAGCTGCTGGCGTTTCACCTTCACGATCCGTCGGTCGCTCGGCCAGTGACTGACCTCCGCCTCTGCGGCGCATGAATGGATACTACAAGCAGGTCGTTGACGTATTGAAGCAGCATGGCTTTATCTTCCTAAGATCTGGCAAGGGGTCGCATGAGATTTGGGGAAAAGGTTCCGTCGCAGTTTCGGTCCCGTTCAATTGCGCCTCCAGGCATACGGCAAACGGCGTCATGAAGGATGCCGGAATCAAACACAAGTTCTGATCTCGCGCCCCAGGCGCCAGCCGCACCGCCGGCGAAGTAAACCAACTAACTGAGAACACCGACTAGCCCGCCTTGAGCGGGCTTTTTTACGTCCCTACCTCCTATACCTGCGTCGCTACGCGTATAACCTCGCGCGCAAATTTATTCATTCGCGTATTGCATTACCTATCCATTCGTGTATAGTAGACCCATCGATTCAGCACTCACCGGGAGGCACCGATGGGCGCCAGGGAATACGAGGACGTAACGCTGCTTCGCCGGCTGCGAGTCGAGGAACAGGCTGACGAGGCGTACCGCGACATGTACGAGCAAGTGGAAGACGAGCTGCGAGCGGAGTGGGAAGAGCAGTTCGACAGCATCCCGTACAAGCCGAACGGGGATGAGATTCACAGGCTGGCGATGGAGCGGCTGGCAAACGATTAACGACAAGGAGAGCACATGAATATCAAAGGCATCAGCAAACCGGCGCTGCTCGCAGCACTCTTCAACGCATCGAAGCAGCAAGGCCTCGGCTTTCTGGACCCCCGCGGCGCGGCGCACATGACCGAAGAGGACGCGGCAGAGGTTATCGCCGCACAGGGCATGTACTTCGACTATCTGCGGGGCCGGGTAATGAAGATCAGCATCGACGGCGACGAGCTGGAGCCACGACTGTATGACCGCGATAACGGTCAAGGGGCGGCTGAACGCGCTATCGCCCACCTGACCGCCGCAGCCCACGCCTAACCCTCAACCGCCTGACTGGTCGTAAGCCAGTCGCCACAGGAAATCGCGCCCAGCTGGAAAAGCCAATCTCGGCAAATAACCAGTGTTTCGGGGGAAACCGGGCGCGATTTCTTGTGGTGGAAATGACCGCGTTACCCCAGCACTGTCGCGTAGGGGGCGCCACACGCCAGCCTGAGTGCTCACAGGCCCATGCCGGACATGGTCAAAGCCGGAGCGAATACGGAGGGAAGCATGTCCTACCAAGTAACGATCGACTTCAAGCGCGGCCCGAGCTTTGGCCCGCTGCCAGTGATCGCAGACGACCGGAGCCAGGCGCGCGAGAAGGCCAAGTCCGAGGCGATCGGCTACGGCTTCGACGCCCCGATCAAGAAAGTAACCGTCCGCGAGGCGTGAGCCGCGCATAACTAGGAGAGAGCAATGCGTCAAGTTGAGCACCGGCCACCGCCGCCACCGAAGCCTGCCGCCTTGGAGTTCGCGGCCAACATGACTCTGCGTGATCATTTCGCAGCGGTCGCCTTGAACGCAGTGCTGGCCGGTGAGTGGTCGTTTCCCGATTACGGTTTCAAGCTGGTCCAAGGGAAAACGGTGACCGAGCAATACGCATTCTGCGCGTATCAGCTGGCCGACGCGATGCTCACCGCACGAGGTGTCGCATGAGCTTCCGGATCACCGTGATCGACGAAACCGGCCCGCGCACGTACTCCGCCATTGGCGACCGTGATGCACTCATGGACGCGGCTTACAACGATGGCGCCCTGGGCGTGACTGTGATGGTGATGCCATGAGCGAACACCAGATCGCAGCCATCAAGGTCAAGGTCTACACCGCCAGCGCGCTGCTCGGCTTTCTCGCCTGGCTGGCTGTGCGATGAAGCGCGACTTCCTCCGGGCTTTCGTCTTCGTGATGGCCTTCCTGCTGCTGGTAGCGGAAGTGCAGCGCAGGGACGAACCGCCGGCAACCTATCAAGTGGAGCAGTAAATGAGCAACATCGTACCGTTTCAAGAACTCGAGAGCATGGCCAGCTACATCGTGCGCTCCCGCCTCTTCGGCGCCAAGGACGAATCGCAGGCCATGAGCCTGATGCTGATCGCCCAGGCCGAAGGTTGCCACCCGATGACGGCAGTGCAGGACTTCGACATCGTGCAGGGTCGCCCGGCACGCAAGACGCATTCGATCCTCGCCCGCTTCCAGGCTGCTGGCGGTTCGGTCGATTGGGACGAGATCACGCCGACCCGTGCTTGCGGCACCTTCTCGCATAAGCAAGGCGGCAAGCTGCGCGTCGAGTGGACATTCGAACAGGCGAAGAAGGCTGGTCTGACCGGCAAGGACAACTGGAAGAACTACCCGCAGGCGATGCTCCGCGCTCGCTGTATCGCTGAAGGGGTCCGCGCTGTCTATCCGGGCGCCATCGGCGGCATGCTGACCGTCGAGGAAGCGCAGGACATCGCGCCGACCACGCCGGCCCAGGTGAGGGATATGGGCGCCGCTGAAGTCGTGATCTCGCAAGACTGGATCGCCGCAGCTACCGCCTGCACCACCGCCGACGAACTCACCGCCGTGTGGACGACTGGCATCAAAGAGATCAAGACCACAAAAGATATGGACCTGTACGCGCGGTTCAAGGAAGTCGTAGGCGTGCGCGGCAAGGAACTCTCGCAGCCCGCCGGCGATGACGGCCAACAGGCCGCCGACGAAGCACGGACGATCGATCAATGAACCGCGCGTTCACCATCATCGAGGCAGAGCAGCGGTCGTCGGAGTGGTTCGCCGCGCGCTTGGGCCGCGTGACCGGCAGTAAGGCCGCATGCGTACTCATGGGCGACAAGACCACCGGCCGTGCCGATTACGTCCTGCAACTGGCACTTGAGCGCCTGACTGGCGTAGCTGAGGCGCCCGGCTACGTCAGCGCAGAAATGCAGCGTGGCGTGGACAGGGAACCGCTGGCCAGGATGCAGGCGGAAGCTTCGGGTGTCTTCATCCGCGAGACCGGGTTCCTCAGCCACAACACGCTGATGATCGGTGCGTCCCTGGATGGCGACTCGGACGACTTCAGGTGCATCTGGGAGTTCAAGTGCCCGAAGTCGACCACGCACATAAAGTATCTGAAATCGGCAGGGGCCCTGCTCGTGGCCGACTACCAGGCGCAACTGACCCACAACGTGTTCGTTACCGGCGCCGAGCGCGCAATCGCCGGGAGTTTCGACGATCGCCTCCCGGCCGGACTTGAGTGGGTACAGCGCGAGGTACGCGCCGCCGACCTGCCGTTGGCGGAATACGAGAAGGCTCTGACCAAGTTCCTGGCTGATGTCGCTGCCATGGAAGCCGATCTTCGCGCGATGAAGGAGGCAGCATGAAGCGCACGTTCATCCTGGCACATGAGCAGGCAAGAGCCAATGCCGCGAAGTTCTGCATGGAAGCGCCCGCTGGCTGGATGGTCGTCGTGTCGGAGCCGGCAAAGAAGCGGTTCCAAGAAGAGAAGTACCACGCAATGATCGGCGAGATCGCGGCGCAGGTCGAGCACATTGGCCGCAAGTGGGACGTCGAGTCGATGAAGCGGCTGCTGATCGACGAGTTCGCCGACGAAATGCGCCTGGCCGGCACGCCGCTCAGTGGCGACGGCCATGTGATCCCGAGCCTCGACGGCCGACGCATCGTCCAGCTCGGCATCCAGTCCCGCGACTTCAAGGTCAAGGAGGCCGCGGCGTTCATCGAATTCCTCCACGCATTCGGCGCTCAGCACGGCGTCCAGTTCGAAGAGGTGCCGGCGTGACATACGACCAAATGAAAGCGGACACCAAGTGGTCCGACGAGCAGCTGGGGCGGTACCTCTTCAGCCTGCTGCAAC